CCTGCGCCGTGGGAGAAAGAGAAGTGACACTAGTTGGCCGCACCCCGGCCAGAGCCAAGGACGAAGAGGGGGGCTTCTTTACAAACTCTTTACCGAATCCCTGTGCGGTCAAGACAGCATCGATGTCGTCCACGGCGAAGCGATCCCCCGCTGACATGAACCTGACACGGGTTGCCTCGCGCACAGCCTTGCCGTTCTTGATGCCGGTATTGGTCGAGTCGAACACCCGCAGAACCCGAGACGCATCGCCCGTCACGGCGGCATCGATCTTCAGGCCCTTGGCAAAGCACATCTCTTTGAAGCGTTGCGCCAGCGGGTACCAGTCTTCCTTGAACAGCATCTGATCCAGCGGCCAGTAGGCATGCACCCCACCGCCAGAGTGAACGAGCCACGGGTCGCCAAGGGCAGATAGCCCGGTGTCTTCACAAAACTTTACAAGAGCGTGCATCGCCGCCTTGGCACTCGGGTACGACTTGGCCTTGATCTCACCTTCTTCGTTGGGGATGTCCTTGGGGTGGTTGCAGTCAAGGTCTACCGCCAGCACTTGGCTGGCGTGCATGTTGGGTTTGGTTCGGTCTTTGTTGGTGCCGAATGTGCCCAGTGCGAAGTATGTGTCGTAGTTTTTTGCCGCCCACTTCTCAACGGTGGGCATGATCTCCTCAAGGGTTTCCCCAAAGACGTGTTGTTTTTTCTTTGTTGTCAGTTCGACCGCGCAGTAGTATCCATTACCCGGCGACGGCAAAACCTCCGCTAGAAACTCAAGCGGTGTCATGGTTGTCCTTCGGGTCAGTGGGGGATGTGCTCGGAGAGGTCGGTGATTGTGCCTTTGAGTTCGGCGTTTTCGTCAATCAGTTTGGCGATGCGACTGCACAACTCCAGCACCAGCGGGTTGTCGTGCTCAATGTAGGCTTGACGGATCAACTCTTCATCTGTCAGGTGGGCAAATTGTACTCGTGACATATTTTTCTCCATGCCTCGTCGGCGGTGCGCGAGGACTTCATGATCAACAACAGCAGGTCGACACGGTTCTGGTAGGCGACAAAGACATCTTTGCCAACAAACCAGTTGTACACGGTCTGGCGGGTGACACCAAGCGCCTTGGCAATCTTGGTGACAGGAAAGTCGAGATGGATCGCCCATCGACCCAACTGGTTGCCCGGGGTCTTAGGTGCGGCCAGCACGGCGTCAATTGTTTTTTGTGAATAAGCCATGGTTGTTTTGGGTGGGGGTACTCACGGCGTCACAGACGCCTCTACGGCTTACCGCTTTCCCCCCGATTCTCCTTAAGACTCGTCGTCCCAGTCAGCCACGATGTCGGCCAACTTTGACTTCTTGGTAGGTACGGCGTTGGGCTTCTCACCACCCTTGCGCACCTCGGGTTCACCGCCATCGTCCTCAGCCTCGACCTTGGCTTTCGCCTTGGCCTTGGGAGGCGGCGGGGCCTCGTCCTCTTCTTCAGCCTCGACCTTGGGCGCGGCCTTGGTGGGCTTGCCCGGAATCGCCAGTTCAGCCTTGGGCTTGACACCATCGGCTTGCGCAACCGTCATGGTCACGGCACGCTTGGCATCTTCGCTGTCGGCTTGCTTCTGAACAATGTCGTACTCGTCTTCTTCCAACCAGCGCACGGGCGTGAAGAACAGTTTGGGCGCTTCGGCCTTCGTGTCGAACTTCATGCGGGTGATGATCTGCTCGGGGTTGACAGGCGGGGTCTGCACCGCAAGGAAGCGGGCATAGGCTTGCAAGGGGCGCTTGTCGCCATCTTCTTTCCCGAAGATGCTCGTGGCAGGGAGTGTCAGTTGCAACACATCACCTTCGAGGTTGTTGGCCAGAGCCACAGCAAGGCGCTGTTGGAAGCGGCAGGCACGGCTGTTGCCGTTGCCCGAGCCTGCTTCGTTCTGGGGGCAACCCATGCAGGTTTTGTGTTGGGGTGTCTTGATGGAAGCATCGGGCCTCTCACCGTCGTTGCTCCAGCAGTCGGGGCCGCTGATGCGCTCGGGGTCGTAGGCACCTTCATAGAAGATACGGCTGACTTTGGGCGCGGCTTTGACGATGACGACATCAAGATGGCGGTCATCAATCGAGGCAATCTCTTTGCCGCCAGCGACGAGTCGGAAGACCCCGCCTTTGATAGAGATGCGCTTGACCGAAGAACCAGTACCGCCGCCGGTCAGGGCTTTGGCGGTATCAGACAACTCGTTGTTACGAGCGAAGGCGGGAACATTGGATGACGAAAAAAGCGTGATATTGCTCATGGTTAAACTCACTTTGACTTGGTTACACGAATGTCGAACTCGGTGTGCGAGTTCAGTCCCGGCGGGACTGCGCCGGGGTTCTCTTCCAGAAAGGTCGCCATGTTTGACTGGCTGATGCGCTTCTCCAGCAAATCGACGACCTCATGTTCAAGAATAAACTTCTTGAACGAGTCCCAGTCGTTCGTGTTGTAGCGCGTCTTGGTCATCAATGAGACCGTTCCGTAAGATGTGTTCACAGACTTCAGCCCCAAGGCTTTCATCTGATCCTTGATGGCAAACCGCACCTCGTCTTGCTGTGCCTTGAGTGCTTCCACTTTCGTGTCGTACTCTTTGGTCAGCGCCTCGATCTGCGATTTGATCTTGGTGTGGATTTTGACGAGGCGATCAATTGGTATCGCCTCAACTTCAGTATCTTCCATTTGCTTTCTCCTGTTGTGTTTGTCTAGAGTTAGACAGTCTACCCGAAAAATAAATCTCTGCAACCCCCTTTCAAGAATTTATTTCAGCCTCAAACATTGCTGTCAGAAGATCGTTGTCATCGACCTTGGCCGTCAGCGCCTTAAACATTTTGCGTTCAATTGGAGAACTCTGGATATGCACCACAGTCACTTTGTCACTGTTCTGCCCCTTGCGGTCAGCGCGTGCAATACATTGGATGTACTGCTCAACAGACATCAGCGGGCCGTAGAACACCACCGTGTCAGCGGCGGTTAGGGTAATCCCGTGTGCAGTGGCTTGCGGTTGCATCACCAGTATGCGTGGGTCTGGCGTGTTCTGGAATCGCTGGATGATGTCAGCGCGTTTGGTTGCGCTCACAGCGCCGTGGATGACCTCGGCAGTAATGCCACGCTTGATCAGGTGCGCATGAATGGTGTCGATGCTTGAGCGGAACATGGCAAAGATGATGACCTTGCGCTCAGTCTCTTCAAGAATTTCCTCCAGCACATTCAAGCGTGGGCTGGCATCGAACTCGACCACTTCCTTGTCGTCGTTGTAGGCGGCACCACAACTGATCTGCAAGAGTTTGCTCACCACAGTAGCGGCGTTGACCGCTGTGATGGTTGTCCCTGCGGCGCTCACCAGCATCTGCTCTTTGAGCAGGGTGTAGTACTTGTTCTGTTGCGGTGTCAGCGGTATCTCGCGGGTCAGCGTCATGACTGGCGGCAAGTCCAAGCACTGCTCTTTGGTGAACCTGATGGCGGGTTGCAAGGCGTTGAACACCTGCTCACGCGCATCCTTCTTTGGCATCCACTTGAACATGGTGGCCTTGTACATGACCTGATCGCGCCATGCGGTGAAGAACTTCGGTACACCATCGGGGTTAACAAGTTTGGCCAAGCCAAACGCATCGGCAGGTGACTGCGATGCGGGGGTGCCCGTCATCATCCAGAGGTATGTGTTGGCACCGATAATTGCCTTCAGCGTCTTCCATCGCTTGGTGGTGGCGGTCTTGTAAGCGTTAGCCTCATCAATGATCACCAGATCAAAGCGCCCGTCATTCTTGATCTCGTCTGCGATCAAGTTCAACCCTTCGTAGTTGCACACCACGAACTCGTAGTCAGACTGAATCATCTCGATGCGTTTGGCGGCTTGCGGGTGGTGTGCGACGATGGCCGAGCGGTGGATGATGGAGTTGTTCAAGTCAGACATCCACGCCGAGTGCATGATCGACAGCGGGCACAGGATGAGCACACGGCGCACCAGACCACGAGTCATCAAGTAGTCAGCCGCCCACAGCGCCGATAGTGTCTTGCCAGTGCCGGGGTCGTTAAAGACGAAGGCACGCTTGTTGAGCGTGAGGAAGGCGGCAGTATCGACTTGGTGAGCCATGGGCTTGTAGCGCCCCGGCCAGTTGTAGCGGCGTGTGATGGGCGAGGGCACATCCTTAACGCCGAGGTTGCGAAGCACTCTCGCTTCATCTAAGCCCCAGTACACGGCGATCTTATAGGTGTCGCCTTCTTGCTCAATGATCTTGTGCTTAGGGATGATGCTGTACTTGTCGGGGTTGCGTGTGCGAAAGACAACCGCCTTGTCTTCAAGGATTTCCAAAATGCTTTCTCCTGTGTTTTAAAAGTTTTCTGCGAAGAACTTACCCACTGCGCTATCGAACTTTTGCAGATCAAAATCGCCGCCTTCTCCGTGGTGTGACATGATGGTGATACGGTCGCCAAACCGTGCCATGGTGAAGGTAGGAAGCGCCAGTATGTTGACTCGGTTCTTCTGCGCTTCCTCCCAAACAAACCTTGCGTTGTTGATGCCGATTAGTTTTTGCTCGGCATCGCTGATGGTGCCCCACCATTCTTCAAATGTCATTTGTTGTCTCCTCTGTTGGATGAACGAGAACGCAAACGGGTGTTACCCGGCGTTGACTTGCCGCCTTTGCGCATGGGCACTACATGGTCGATGTCTTTGCCCTTGCGGTCGATGCCCTTTTTGTCATAAGCACGGCGTGCCTTCTGGCGCTCGATCTGGTCTTTGTCCTCGCCGCGCTTCTTTTGAAGTTGATACTCGTGCTTCCAGTCTCTGGTTGCCATGATTAGTTCCTTCTCGGTTTGTGATGTTCACAGGTCTTGACCGGGCACCACCCGCACAGTGGTGTCGGCTTGGGGTTCCACACCCCAGTCTCATGCGCTTGTTCGATGCGGGCAACGCGCTCCCGATAGTCCCACCAATACTCTTCGGCTTCGCCCACCATGAAACTGGCTTTGGCGATGTCGTTCTTGACCACGAAGAGCAGAGCACCAGACACCCGACGGATGTGCGGGAAGTGCGCAAACACCATCAGTGCCATGAGTTTCAACTGCTCTCGGTCGGGGTACTTGTTGTTGCCTGACTTGTAGTCCACGACTTTGGCCGTCAGGTTATCGTCGTCAATGATGAGCAAGTCAGCGATGCCGCGCACCCACACATCTTTGTCGAGGAACCCACAGGGCTTCAGGTCTTTGGTCACGCCCATCTTGTACTCGCAGAGTTTGCGTCCGGGCTTGGCCTTCAATGCGTCGAGGGTGTCTTGGAGAAAGGCAAACTGCGGGGGCAGTGGCGTCTCGTCCTTGATGTAGTCCTCTGCCGCCGTGTGCAGTTCCTTGCCGTAGATGGTCGCCTCGGTGTCGGTGAACGGGTGGTTCTTGAGCACCTTGACTTCGTAGTACCGACGGGGACAGCCCTCATAGTCTTTGAGTGCGCTGTGCGACCATGTGACATTTTTCATTTCAGTTCCTCACTGCACTTCACCACATACTCACCGGCGTGGCCAAAGTAGCCACCGCATAACGAACCGCCTGAACCGCTGACGCAAGATATTTCTTTGCGATACGGGCAGTCACCGGCGTGTATGGGCATGCACCCCTCACTGCCGTAGTTCTCAACGGCCACCGCCCGAAAGCGGACAAACGTGGGCACACCGTTGACAATGATTACTTCATTGATCATTCAAAACCTCGCTGTTCGGATCGCCGCTGACAGGCGGCTGGCAAACTCTTCGACGAACGACTCACGGTTGTTGAGTTGGTGTTCGCCCATACTGTGCAGTATGGCATGGGTCAACTCGTGCCAGAAGGTTTCCTCCAGTGCCGACAAGCGAAACGGCACACCATGGTGCGACCGCTTGGCCAACTCGATGCGTTGCTCGTCGTAGTAGACGCGCCCCATCTCGCTTCGGTTCTTCATGGACTCGACCACATCCACGCTGTACCATCGGGTGCCAACCCGTATTTTCTTTGGCAGTTTTAGTGTCTTCATTTGCTTTCTCCTTTCAATTTTTGGCCAAGCCGTAGCGTCGGTGAGCGCCAACTTCTGAGTTGAGCGGTATCCCCGGCAAATACTTCGGCTCCTGAACCATCTGTTCCCATACCCACACTTTTGCTTCTTCAACTTCGTCGTTTGGAACGACTGCGATCAACTCGTCGTGGACTGTGCCAGCCACGAAATAACGTTTGTTCACACGCAACATACCATCGGTCATCACAATCCGAGCAACTGCCTGAACGATGTTGTTGGTGATCTTACCAGCGTAGAGTTTGGTGGGCGTTGCGCCCTCCACGCCGTAGACCCAACCGTCCTTTTCTTTGCGCAGATTGGGGTACCGGATCGACATGCCATTGGGCAATACGATCTCCTCCTTTTTGAAGGTGATACATTTATACACCAACTCGTCGCCCCCCGCAAGGCATGTCTCCAGCGCCCGCCCGCACATGTCCCAGAACGACACCACGGGATGCGAAGTCATGCGGTAAATGTCTATGATCTTCTTGGCGGCGATAGCGTGGATCAATAGTTCCCGGTCGGTACAGGTGTGGGGAATGGCTTCGAGTTTCTTTACATTCTCGTCCCACGACAGGAAGCGGTCGATGTAGTCGGAGGTCACGCCCAGTTTCTTGGCAAAGTCTTTTGTATAAAGAACCGGCGGTGCGCCAAGGAAACCCACCAGCAACTGGGCGGCAAAGGACGCCCATCCCAACCCGTAGCCACACCCGAGCAAAGCCGACTTGGCTGACTGGCGAAGGTCTGGGTGGGTGTCTTTTGTGAGGCCGGGGATGTTGAACATCTGCGCACCGAACGCGGCATAAGCGTCAGCGCCAGAGCGGAAGATGTCGAGGAGGTCTTGGTAATCTGCAAACCACGCGAGAACTCGCGGCTCAATCTGCGATAGATCGCCAACGACGAGTTGGTGCCCATCGGGAGCCATAATTGCTTTGCGCAGGAATGACCCGCGCTTGAGGTTTTGCATGTTGATGGCTGACCCTTTGGCCGCTGTCCATCGTCCTGAGAGAGCGCCGTAATAACTAAGAGGAACCGGAAGTGCTCCACGTTCCGAAATGTCAAGGAACCGTTGGGCGCGTGTGCGCTCGGTTGTTGACTTAACTTTAAGGCGTGCCTCGCAAAGGAGGGCAACATCTTCTCGCTCACCGTTGAGTAACGCTTGAAAAAGGGCATCATTTTTGGCAAGCGCCAGCGTTTGTTTACCGGTTGTTTTGCTGGTCTTGTAAGGGGGAGTAACCCCCATGCTCTGAAGTATGTTTGCAAACTGTTGATTCGACGCCAGCGAAGACTCGTCCACGCCCAACTGTTTGAGTAGTCCATCTCGCTTTGTCCTTTCATCATCCAACGCAACAATCAGCATTTCCTGATCCAACTCCAGACACGCCTGCGTGTACATCTTCAAGGTCATGTCGATGAGGCGCAACTCCGACGGGGGGTATCCGCTGACCAGTCGTTCAAAAACCCGCTCGCATAGATATACGTCGTGTTTGCAATACTCGGCCAGTTCAGATTCCACGACCTCGTCCAACTCGGACAGACCGTCTGTCGAATGTACGGCTTGCCCTTTGGCGGGAAGACCAAAATCTGCCGCAAGTTTGGCGAGACTATTGCCAGCCTCCACGCCTCGTAAAGCGCGTGCCATTGATAGCGAGTCGAAGATGAACGCGGGGGTAACTCCGTACCGCCACGATAGTATTGAAACATCGAACTGTGCGTTGTGGGCAAGCACTGCGGTGGTTGACCAGTCGATTGAAGCAAAGTATTCAGGTAGGTCGCGTTCTCCAATCCACAGGATCGGGTCATCACTTCCATACTCGTGGGTGCAACACCCAAATGCTTTGAATCGAGAATCACGGATGTACTCCTCAGTTGTCATCTTCGACAGCGTGTAGTCTTTCATCGACCAGCGAGTTTCAAAATCAACGGCCAGTATGCGTTCATATGGTTTTGTCATGATGGTTTTCTTTCTCCTTTTTCAAACTTTTCTCGTTCATCAAGGGCATGATGGATGACGATTTCATCGTCAATCGTTGGGTTACACCAGCAGTCAGCCGGTTCGTGTTCTCGCAAATCGTCAACAGGCACAACATGTGGCACTCCGTGATTGTCTTCCCGTATTTGCCAGCCGCTCATGGCTTGTCCCACTTGGCTCTTGCTTCGGCAATTAGACGGCGCAGTGCATCCTCAAACGGCTCGGCTTGTAAGTTGTTGCGCCATGACTGCCATGCTTCGCCTCGGTTCTTGATGGTCAAGTCCCCGTCAGGGCTGTTTCTCAACAACAAACCCATCTCTGGGCAACTTGCCGTGGGTTGTTTCGGTTCCGGCCCGGGCGGGCAGATTGTGTATGTGTATGGTAGTTTTGCCATTTGCTTTCTCCTTTTAGTTAAACATTTCCTTCGGTGGTGCGTCTTTTGTGTTTAGGTATCCGAAAAAATCATTTGCCGCCAGCATCAGACCTGACGCTTCCATGCTGTCGCAGTTCATTGTGATGATGTTGTCGATGCTCGACCCAGTACCGAGGATGACCACGGCGCAGTCGTTGCTGTCCTTGTCGTAGCACCTGACAAACTCATAGATGAGGGAGCGCAAATGCTCACGCTGGTTGTCGGACATTGCCTCGACCCTGCGCTCAATCTCTTGTTCCATTTCTTTAATACTTACTTCGTCCATGCCAGCACCTCCTTGAGTTCGTGCATGTTTGTTTCGCGGATGACCAAAGCGATGCCGCCTTTGGCTCGAATCTTTTGCAAGTGGCTCTCTTGCAAAGCCGTTGGTTTGTTGTTGCCTGCCTTGGCTTCGACCGCAATGAACCGCCCACCCGAGCAGATCAAAAAGTCAGGCACGCCAGAGTTGCCGTAGCCTGTGCCGATGGGCATGGCATAGTACGCGCCAGCGTCATCGAGCATCTTCTTGATCATCTTCTTAACCTTCACCTCCGGTGTTGCCGCCATCTTGAACTTCCTTCAACTTTTGCATGTAGTGACGGGCTTTACCCGCATCGTCAGTACCGTCCTTGCGCCCGGCACGAAGGGAATATTTGATCACATTGCCCTTCAAGAATCCAATGAATTCTTCTCGGGTTAACACTGCCTCCATCACATGCCACGGCTGGATGGGCATCTCCTTGTAATGGGTTCCGCTTACTTGCAATTCATCTGCTCTCATAGCAAAGCCTCCGGTGCGTCATCCAGCGCTTTTTGTTTGCGCTGGCGTTTGTTGAGTTGTTGTAAGGCACGGCCTGTCACCCTTTGGAATGGGTTCCAGTCTGCCCATCGAATCGTGACCGCTTTGGTCTTGGCTCGGTCAGCACCACTTCCTTGGTCTTGAAGATGTGCGTGTTGAAGCACTCCCTCGTCCTGATATAGTGCCCGTCGATCATCCGTGTCATCACCACATCGCTCGTCGCTTTGCACAATGGGCAGGGCATCCCTGTTGTCTTTGGCATCCATGTCACCCCAATCTTCTTGTGCGTCCACCAGTTTTACTCTGTGCGCCTTTGTTCACGCCCCAGTCTGTTGCTTGCCCACGGTTGTTGTACTCAAGCGTTCTCATACCCATGCGTTTGCGGTTTGTTTTCAAACGCCGCATCTCGTTAGCCAACTCTTTGTCTGCACTGCTCTTGAATGCCGTCTTCAGTGTGTCGTACTTGGACACGGACAGTTTCTTGAGCAACGCCACATCTTTTTCGGGCGGCTTGTCCCACAACCAGTCGCTTATTTTTGGCAGGTGCTGCGCAACAAAGACACGCACATGCACACCCCAAGGAATGCCTTTGTCTGGTAGCCGTAACACCCCGCTTTCGGTAGCCCTCTGGCCGGTTATAGACAGGAACAAACTGAGTGCGTCTTGCAGTGTCCCGTGCTTGCGCCATGTCTTGATCAGACAGGCGTCCCAGTATTCTTGTGGTGTGCTCATTGCCGTGGCTTCATTTGGTTTTCCATGAACTTGATGAACTCCTCATCCTCGGGGTCAACAGGCTTGGAATTTTCTTCCAGCGTCCCGTCTGCCACCATCTGTCGGATTTGGGCAATCATCTCTTGCAGTTCTTCCTGAGTGCCATCAAAGTTGTCAAAGCAACCCTCGGCAAACTCAATCTTGAGTTCTTTCTTTTCCTGTGTCATTGTTCCCTCGCTTTCAGCATTGCGTCTGCCCATTCGTAAGCCACTTTGGCACCATTTTCTGGACTTCCAAAGCCGATCAACTCTGGCATCGCTTGACCAGCGAACCAATCACGCAGGGTCATGCCTCGGGCGGGGTTGTTCGGTTGTGGAAACGCTGGCCCACCTGTGTTTGTGCTCATTTCTTCTCCTCCAACAATTCAATCATGGACTCACCCATCACCATGCTGTGATTGGCGTTGTCGTTTATGGCTTTCTCAATAGCCAGACGGATTGTCTCTAACCTGTCCGTCTCAAACTTGTGGTTGATTGCTACATCAACCCTGAACTTCAGTTCGCACAAACCAATTGTTTCAAACTTCATTTCTTTCTCCTGTTTCTTTGGCAAACCTGTTGCACATCACCCACGCATCC